TGATAATGGCATTGAATTAATAGCCGTAGGATAAGACCTAATAAACTCATATGTTAATTGTTTATCTACCTCATGACCAGGTGTAGGAGAAATAAACTCTCCACCTTTCTCAAACTTTTTAATTAACAATCCATCTATCATATACTCATCAGGATAAGACATCCTATAAAAATAATTTTGATTTCTTAATTTATCTAATGAAGATGCATCACTAGGATCTTCTCCTGCAATATATGCTATATAACTTTCAAAAAATCTTATTGGATAATAAGCATCCTCTTCTGCATTAACATAAAAAGTTAATTGTAGTTGCTGATCATATACTTTTCTATGTGGCATCTTCTCTGTGACACCAGTGTAATCATTATCTACATTAAATGTTATTAAATTATTTCCTGGCAATACTGCTTCCGTACATAACAATGTCAAATAGTTATATGGAGATGTTGATCCTGAATTCAACTGAGATAAAAAACTTGGCACAGGAAATTGAACCTCAAAATACGGAATTAATGAGGGTGATAGTATAGTTTTCCTTAGATCATCTACCGTTTTATGGGTTGGTGTTACCCCCAACTTTGCCATCTAAATAATATTTGACTTACTATGTTATTTATTATGTATGTCAGAGAGTAAAAAGAGTATCTACAAACCGAAAAATCCAAAGAAATATAAGGGTAATATTAATAATATTATCTGTCGTAGTTCTTGGGAAGAAAAATTTTGTGGTTACTGTGATCTAAATGAAAATATTATACAATGGGGAAGTGAAGAGTTCTTTATACCATATAGAGCTCCTGATGGTAAAACCCGTAGGTACTTTCCAGACTTTATTATTAAAGTAAAAGAAAATAATGGTAAGGTTAAAACCTATGTGATAGAAGTCAAACCATTTAAACAAACTAAACCACCGAGGAAAAGAAAAAAGGTGACTCAATCATACCTTTATGAATGCAAAACCTATGCCGTTAACCAAGCAAAATGGAAGGCAGCAGATGAATGGTGTAAAGATAAAAGAATTGAATTTAAAATTATTACTGAAAGAGAACTTGGTGTAGCATCATGACAGACTCTTTCGGATTCAATGCTGCAGAAGAAGCAGAAGATAATCGTGTCAGACAGTATTTAAGTGACCTGAATAATCAAACCAATGATCAAGAAGAAATGATGCTGGAAATTATGGATGCACTGAATGATACAGTAACTCCTATACCTGAAGTAGGAGGTTTCTATACCTTTGTATATAATGCTAAAACTCCTGGCGAATCATATGATCAACATCCTTTAATTGCCTGTGTGGATTTATTCTCATGGGGATTCCGAGGACTTAACTTTCATTGGCAAAAATATAGAAACTATACATGGAATGAACTAGCAGGACAACTCTATATTGTTCAACGAAATGAACTAGATGACCTACTTGCCATACCCTATGGTAAATACATACTTAATCCTCGCTAAATAATAAAAAACGCATATTATAATGGCAGTTTTTACGAGCACCGATAAGCCTAAAACTCATTACGGTAACGACAATACGAAATATCAATTCCAACCAATACCATCTGGTAAAGGAAAGAATGAAAAATATTTTGTGCTGGTTAATAAAAAGACTGGAAGGACAGAAGTATGGAATGAAGAGTTTGGTCAAGATAGATTGGTAGGAGAATATGATCCAAAAGCTAAAAAATTTACACCAGAACCAACAGCTCAGTTATTAGATATTGGTTCAGCTAGAGGTTCAAGACCATATGAACAAGACTACTTTACTGGTGATGCAGGTATGAGAAAGATAGTTGCTCAATCTAAAAATGTAATTAGTAAAGAAGTATATAATGATTCATCTACGGGTGTTAGTGAGCCAGATAGATTGCAAGCAGGTAAAACAAAAGCAAATCAATTAATGAATGATGGAACATCTTCTATAGATGAAAGTGATACAGAAAGTTTAAAGGGATTAGCAAGAGAAGCACAAGATAAATTAATGGAAACTAAGGGTAGAAAATACTTTCCTAACCTAAGATATCCAGAGAAAATGGATGAAAATCAAGACGCAATAAAATTTACAATCAGAGATTTTAAACCAAGAGAATGGGATAAAGATCAACCAGGAGTTTTAAAAGAAAGAGATCGTAGTAATGCAGCTCTTCATAAATTCAATATGGGATCTGTGATCCTACCTATGCCAGCTGGTCTCAAAGATAATAATCAGCAGGACTGGGGTAATGCAACAATGAACCCTATTCAGGCAGTAGGAGCACAACTAGCACTCGCAGCATTTAATAGTTCTGATGCAGCAGGAGGTCTAATAAAAAACCTAGCAAATGATATAGGTTCTAGTGATATGGAAGACACTGCTCAACAATTAATTGCAGGTCAAATCACAGGTCTTGGTGGGCAGTTAATAAAAAGACAAGGTGCATTGATCAATCCTAATGTTGAATTACTATTCAATTCTCCGCAATTAAGATCTTTCAATTTTACATTCAATCTATCTCCACGTAATCCAAAAGAAGCACAAACTGTCAAACAAATTATAAGAACATTTAAACAAGCATCAGCACCAAGAAGAACTGTGAAGGGTTACTTCCTAAAAACACCATTGATTTATCAAATATCATATATCAATAATGCATATAACTTAAATAGATTTAAAGAGTGTGCAATGACTAGTTTCCAAACAGACTACACACCTAATGGAAACTATTCAACATTCCGTGATGGTACAATGTCACAGTACAAAATCTCAATGTCATTCACTGAACTTGATCCTATCTTTAATGATGATTATGATACCTTAGATAAGGAAGAATTTGGTGAAAGAAGTGATGGACCACTTCAAAGATTAGATCCCGAAGTTGATGCAGCAGGTATAGGTTACTAAAATGTCAAATTACTTTAAAAGAATTCCAGATTTCGATTACGTAAGCAGATTGCCTAATGCTAAAATAGGTGAGTACATGCCAGTAAAGAACCTCTTCAAGAGAGGTGTATTGAGAGAGGACATTTTCCAAGACCTTTCTGTCTTTACAAAGTATAAAGTCCGTGGTGATGATCGACCAGACAATGTTGCATCTGATTTTTATGGTGATTCTAATCTAGACTGGTTAGTTTTAATTTCTAATAATGTTATTAATATCCAATCAGAATGGCCTATGTCTCAACAATCATTTGATAATTATCTTATTAACAAATACACTCAATCAGGTGATTCGGATACAGATACCTATAATAGAATTTACAATGGAGTTCATCATTATGAAACTAAACAAATTAAAAACTCTGCTGATATAGAAATATTAGCAGAAGGATTAACAGTTTCTCCAGAATATACTCTTACATATTATGATTGGTTGGTTGATGGTTATGTAAGTCTATCTAAAGCAGATGATGAAGCATACAATACATCTTTAGTTACTCCCGTAACCAACTATGAATATGAAGACAAAATTGAAGATGATAAAAGAAATATATTTTTATTAAAACCACTCTATGTCTCATTAGTCATTGATGATCTATCTGAGATGATGAAATATAAAAAAGGATCTACTGAATTTATCAGTAAATCCCTTAAGAAAGCAGAAAATATTAGACTATATCAATAACTACTCTTCAGCTAACTTCTGAAAGTACTTCAGTGCATCATCTTCATCTTCCGATGCTGGTGATGAAACTGCTGCAGCAACTGTTGCTTCTGCCTTACGAGCATTAAAGTCTGGTGCATAAGAACCACGACTGTTATCCTCATTTGCAACTTCTTCGTCATATACACGACGTGTTGGTTGCTTATGTCCTAGAACATAATCCAAACGCTTCTTCAGGTCATCATATGACTTGAATTGATCTGGTGCAGTTACAGCAGCAAGTGAATACTGCTTCTTCCACAATGCTTCTAGTGCATCGTCATCATCTAGTACAGGAGATACCTTATCGAACTCTGACTTATCATAGTTCCAGTAACCATCCTTCTTCACAATCTTCAACTTGAAGTTAGCACCTTGCCAGAAATCAAAAGGATTGATTGGAGTCTCATCCTCAAACTCTGGTTGCATTGCTTCCATAATCTTATCA